TGCAGTTTCATCTATAAAATATAAATCTTTCATTTTTTTATCTCCTTAAAATCTTTTTTTTATTTCTTCAGCAAAACTTTTATCAATGTTCAAACAGCAAGGTTGAATATTAAATTTTTCTGGAAGAATTGAATATTTAAAATCAATTTCTTTTTTTGCTTCTTCTTCAGAACTAAATGCTGAAAGAATAGTTTTATCAGCATTAGTTATGATATAAATAGTTCTAAAATTTTCAGGTATTTTATCTTTTTTCTTAGGCATTTTTATCGCCTACTTTGATGTTACAAGGATAGCCCATTTTCTTAAGTTCATCCTTAATTTCAATGAATTTTGTTGTTTCTCCATACTTGCTAATTAGTTCTTGTAGTTCTGTTAGTTTCATAAATCTTCCTCCCATTCTCTTGGGAAATACAGAAAATATATTGTAATATTATAGTGATTATGCTATAATAAAAATACTTGGATATTTTATTAAATAAATCAAGCTAGTTTGAAAAAGGGGTGTCTTGGTCGGTGTCCCTTTTTTGTTTTACTCTTTAAAATTTTTGTAGGCAGTAAAACCAAAATCAAAATATTCTTTTTTTAAGATTTCTATTGTCTTAAAAATTGAATGTTGTAATTCTTCAGAAATATTAGATTTTTGTATCTTTTCATACAAGTCTTCTATTTCTTTTTTTGATTTTGACTCTACCTTTCCTGAATCCAACAATCCCTCCAAAAAACTTAAAGCAGCTTCTTTAAACTCATTCTCCATTTTTATAACCTCCCTAATATTTAATGTTCTTTACTAGAAGGTGTGTATAATCTAAGAATCTGCTATTTAACTCTCTTTCAACTTAATAAATTATTTTCTATATTCCTCCTAATTGATTTTATAAAATAATTTTTTTTATTTATAAAAAAATATTTTATATCTTTGAGTTGAATTTTACAACTTATAAATTAATTTGTCAAGTAATAAAATTAATTTATAAATTAATTTTTATAATCTAAAATTGAAAAAAATAAATTTTTAAAGTATAATATTCAATATAGAAAATAAAAAATATAGGAGGTACTATATGTACAAATCTAAACTAAGATATCTAATGGCAGATAGGAAGATAGATTCTATCAAAAATCTAGCAGAATTAACTGGAGTCAGTAGACCACCACTTGATAAACTCTACAAAGAAAAAGATTTAGAAACACTTTCATTAGATGTTATCGCTAGAATATGTAAATATTTTAATTGCAGAATCGAGGACTTAATTGAGTATGTCCCAGACAATACACAAGATTAATCAATCTTTTAGTAGTATAGTCCATAAGTCTTAATGAACTTTGGGGAAAGTTACTTATGAACCGTACTACTCAAAGATTGAGATTTTATTATTTTAGAGGGGGTTTCTTATGAAAAAAAAATTTATATTTTTTGTACTTTTATCTTTATTAGTTGCCTGTGGAAGTGAAAAAAATGAAAACAGTTCTACAGCAACCAATATAACAACAGAAACATCACAGTCAAAAACACTAAATTATGACTTTATGATAGAGCAAAATATTAAAACTGTTAAACTTCAAGGAGATGTACCTTTAGATTTCGTTAATGGCGAAATTCCAACTTTTGATGAAATGAAACTAATAGCTGAAGATATTGCTAAAAAATATCCAAATTATCAAAATTATTTTATTAATTTTAAATTTCCTTTAATAGATACATCTGAAAAAAGAAATGAGATTAACTATAATTCTTTATGTTTATTTACCAAAAGTGATAATTCAGATTTTAGATTAGTTCCTCATTACAATAGTATTCCAAGTATGAATTTAACTTTGAATAAAAATGTAGTTGGTCATTTAGGAATAAATCTAATTTCTAATATATCTCCAATAAAAGTAGGTATGACATTATCACAGGTTAAGGAAAAACTTGGTGAACCTAGTGAAATTAATAATAAAACTAAAGAATCTCAATATTATGTTTTAAATGAAAATTACCAAGTTTTAGGTATTTTATTTATTCAGTACACTAATAATACTGTAAAGTCTGCTAATTTTTTCTCTTGGAATAATAATTTTTCAAAAGAACAATTATCAGCTATTGATTCATATATAGCTGGTGATAAAAAATTAGAAGACTTAAAAATAAAAGAATTAAAAGATATTTACTAATTAATATCTAATTTAGAGCAACAAGAGGGAATTTCTTTTGTTGCTTTTTATTTTATTGCTAAAAAACTTTTTGGTTATTTTGTAGCTTTTTAACAACTTAAAATATTTATATCACTTTTGTAGCTAAAAAGCAACTATTTTTTTTAAAATTGCTAAAAAACTATATTTTTTTTATAAAAAAAATTATATAATAACTTATAAAATTTTTTTAAGGAGGTGCTTTATGAAATTAAATGAAAAAGAAATGATAGAATTAGGAAATTTCTTAGCTGAAAAAAGAAAAGAAAAAGGGTATACACTTGAAGAGTTAAGGTTAAAATTAAAATCAAGAGGTTTAATTGCTGAAAAAAGTGATATACAAAGAATTGAAAATGCTGAAAGGAAATTACCTAATCCAATATTATTAAGCCACCTTGCAAATATATATGATTTTGATATTGTTGAAGTTTATAAAAAAATTGGATACCTTCCCAAAAAAGATAGGAATATAAATTTTAATATTAATGAAGAACAAACTTTACATTTTATAAATGAAAGTACCGAAGATATAAAAATTTATCAAACAGATCTAAAATTGAGTAATAATCGGCAAATAAAGATATATTCTTCTTTATCCATTGCATTAGGTGATTTTTCTGATGTTGCAAATTCTGGTGAATTTAGTATTTATTTACCAATAAATGAAAATATAAAAAATGATAGAATTATTGGAGTAAAAGATAGAGAAAATAAAATAATTATTATAAATAAAGACTCAGAAGTGAAAAATAATGAGAAAGGAGTATTTTATTTTAATAAAAATTGGATAATAGCTAGTAAGAAAATTTCTAATAGAGGAGAAATTTTTCTTATTGATGATAAAAAAGATTATCCTATATATGTAAGGGATGATGATAATTTTAGGGAAATGGGGAAAGTCATATATGAAATTAATATGTTATAATAATTTTAAAATATATAAAAATGCTCTAAATAGACAAAACAAATTATTATATACATTTTTTTGTAAAAATTTAAAAAATGTTGTATAATATACAATACAAAGAAGAAAAGAACAAAAGAAATAGAAGGAGGGATGGTTCATGTTAAAGTATGATGCATTGGATATTGCAAAATATATTATTAGATGGTGTGATAAAAATGAGTTAAGAATCACAAATTTACAATTGCAAAAAATCCTTTTTTTTATTCAAAAAGAAAGTATAAAAAGAAGAGGTTATGGAATTTTTTCAAACAGAATAGAAGCATGGCAATATGGACCAGTAGTTCCTGATGTGTTTTATAAATTTGCTGGTTTTGGTGCTATGAAAATAGTTCTATATGAAGATTATGTAAATGGATTTTCTAAAACTTTATATGGAGATGAAATTGATAACAATTCAAAAGAAATAATTGAAAATATTGTTAAAGAATATATTAATGCTTCTCCATGGGATTTAGTTGAAAAGAGTCATGTTCCTAATGGAGCATGGGATAACTCAATTTCTATAGCTGAAAGATCTATTATAACAGACAGAGCTATTCAACAAGAAATACAAAGAGGCTTATAATTATGAATAAGAAATTTATGGATGAAGAAGACAATCATAATCTTACAAATTTCATTATAAGACTTTCACTTGAAGATAAACCAGAAGAATTTTTAGAAGATTATTTTACTTCTATTGAAAATATATATGGAAAAGATGGCTCTAAAAGGCATCTATATTCTACAATATTTTCTATCTTGTATTTTATTGATGATGGTGATAATAACAAAAATGATAAAAATATTTTATTAGAAAGAGTTAAAATAAATATAGAATATATTTATATTTCTATAAAAAAAATTAAAAATAAAAAATTAATCCCTTGCATTGTAAAGTTATATGATCACATAAATCTGGATATTGCAAGGTTAGATGCTATGAGGGCTCTTAACTTTAAAACAGAAAAAAATAAAGCCGACTTAATAAATGAATTAGAAAGTAAAGAAAAAAAATTAAAATCATTGATAGAAGAGTATGCTAAAAAAATTAATGATATAGAAATTGATGCAATGAAGAAACTAACTATGTTTTTATCTGTTTTTACATTAATAGCTGGAAATATATCTATTATATTTAAAGGAATTGATATTAAGCCAAATCAGTTAGTTGCATTAATTTTTATTATAAACCCTACTCTAATTTTAGCTATACACACTTTATTTAATTTAGTAACAAAAGAAAAATATAGAAAAAATATTCTAGTCTTCTGTATAATTTCTATCTTGATAGGATTAGTTATTTTAGTATTTAGTGATATTGTTTCTTTGATAATGTTGTTTGCTTAAAATAAAATATTTTTAATTATTAAAAGTAGGTTAATTCCTACTTTTTTTTATTTATCTAAAAATAGTTTTTTGTTGCTTATTGACAAAATATAAATCTATATGTTATATTTGTCAAAAAGGAGGAAGCTATGAAAGAGAATCAAGACACTTCTTTTTTTAAGGAAGTAAAGAAAAAATTAATTGATTTAGATATGACATTTTCTGAACTTAGAAAGCGAACTTCATATTCAACTGATTGGGGGCTAAGAAAGGCTTTAAAGAATAATAATCAAGCTGCAGTTGATGAAGTTCAAAAAATTTTAGTTAAAATTTAGCTAAAAAGCAACAAGGTTATTTTTAAATTTGGAGAGTAATATGAATTATGAATTTGACTACAATTATCTAATAAAAATAATCTCAAAAGAAAAAATTATATATAAGAATGCTGAATATAAAAATATTATTGCTAAATTTTGTTATTCAGATAAGAGAACATTCAAACAAGGTTATGAGAAACTTTCTAAAAAATATAATGATGAACAATATGAAATTCTTACATATCAAAAAATAAGGAGGAGCTGGTATGAATGCCCAAAGCCAAGAATTCGGATAAAGAAATAGGTCATAATTATTGCAGTTGTGGAGAATACTTATACTCTGAAACAGAAGAAAGAATTAGAGTAGCAAGAGGTAGAAAAGTTACTATTTATCTCAAAAAAAAGGAATTAGAAATAACTTGTCCACATTGCAATGAAATAATAAAAGTGAAATTCTAATGTATGGACTAGATAGAGCTTGTGTCTTTGTTGATGTCCAGACCGACATTTTGTATGTAAGAGAAAGAATTAAAAAAATGTTTCCTCATTCTTTTTCAGAAAGTCTTTCAAATCATACAAATAATTACAAGATTGATAAAGAAAATATAAATTATATTAAGTTGGAAGAAAAAAAATTAAAAAAGATGTCAACAATAAAAATAGATTTCTCTTATCCACGATTTTTTTCAGATGATAATATTTTTCCATTATCTGATGAATTAAAAAAAATTATAGTGGAAGATAATCTAGTAAAATTAATCAATAGTTTAATTGATTATAAAATAACTGAAGATGAAGTAAGATATGAATATTTTGAATTTACTACACAAGAGTCAGTTGGGAACTTTTATAAATTTCATAACATTGTAAGTTACTTCTTCAAGGCACTTACAAGGAAATATAATGATTTAGATAAGGTTCAATATTATAATTTTGATAAAAATGAAAATAAATTTTATACAACAGGTTTTACATTCCAACCAATGATTGGGTGGAAGATTAGACTTTATTCAAAAGGTCATGAAAATAATAAAAAGAATACAAGAAAAGTTAAAGGAGCAATCCTTAGACTTGAACACAGATTAACTAAGAAAATTATAAAAAGCTACTTTGAGTTTAACTCAATAAAATATATAACAATAAAAGACATAAAAGATTGCATTCAAAACACAATATCACATACTTTGGGAAAAATACTGATTGAAGAGGTAGAAAAATCAGTTGAAGTTCTTAAAGAAAAGTTTATAAATTTTAGATGTCAAGATTTAGATTCACTAATTAGAGATAATTTAGAGTGGATATTTGACTATAAAATAGTTGATGATATTGTTACTAGTAGTAGCAATAAATGCTACAGACAGGTTGTTTTTTATCGTAGTAAGATAAAAGACATCCTTACTCATTCACAACAAAGAGCATCTCCACAAAGAGATTTTTTTTCTAATATAGAGAGGCTCGAACTATTCTTCGCAAATCTAATACTCTTTAATTGCAAAGTCAAATGTGATACCAAAAATCATTTGGCATTTTTTTGCAAAAAATAGGAAGAAAAAACTTCCTATTTTCACATATTCAAAAAAATTTTTCCATTTAATATCAATGCTTTTTAATAGTTTTCTCGCGTGATAATAATGTGAGGCACTTTAATCCTAAAACTGAAAATATAATTATTTGTTTTTATAATGCAAAGATTTAAAACAAATTAGAACAGGGAGGACTATGAAAATAACTAAGATTAAATTAGATGTTTTAAAAGAAAATCCCAAGAACCCTAGAAAAAGTACAAATAATCAAATTAATCTATATAAAAACTTATTAGATAGATTTGGTTGTGTATTCCCAATAATAGTTGATTCTAATAATTATGTTGTTAGTGACTATGCGAAAGTAGAAGCAGCAAAAATATTAGGATTAACTGAAATTGAATGTATTTTCATTGAAAATTTAACTGAAAATGAAATACAAACAATAAGAATTGGAGAAGCTAGAGCAATAGAGCTAGGCGAATGGGATTATCAAAAATTATTTGAAGAACTAACAAAACTAGGAGAAAACCTAGAATTAACAGGTTTTAATCTTGATGAAATTGAAGCATTATTACCTGGTAAAATTCTTGATGAAAATGAAATAAAAGAAATAGATATTCCTGATGTTGAAGAAAAGTATTTTTCAAAACAAGGGGATATTTGGCTATTAGGAAAACATAAACTTATGTGTGGAGATTCAACTAATTTAGAAGATGTTAAGAAATTAGTTGCTAATGAAACTATGGATTTAATGGTTACAGACCCACCATATAATGTGAACTATGAGGCAACAAATGGAAACAAAATTAAAAATGACAATATGAGTTCTGAAAACTTTTATAGATTTTTATTAGATTTTTATAAAAATTCTTTTGAAGTTATGAGAGCTGGTGCAGCTTATTATATTTTTCATGCTGATAGTGAAACAAAGGCATTCAGAGGAGCATTGGAAGAGGCAGGATTTAAAATATCACAATGTTTAATCTGGGTAAAAAATCAATTTGTTCTATCAAGACAAGACTACAATTGGAGACACGAACCTTGCCTTTATGGCTGGAAAGAAGGAGCAGCACATTATTTTATAAAAGATTTTACACAAGATACAGTAATAGAAAAAGATTTAAAAGCTATTGAAAATTATAGCAAAAAGGAACTAATTAATATTTTAAAACAGATGTTAAGAGAGCAAGAAAGCATAATTAGAGAGAACAAACCATTAGTAAATGATGTTCACCCAACAATGAAGCCAATCAAATTAATTGCTAGATTAATTCATAATTCTAGTAAAAAAGATTGGAATATTCTTGATTTATTTGGTGGGTCAGGAAGTACATTGATTGCAGCAGAGCAGTTAAACAGAAAAGCATTTTTAATGGAATATGATCCTAAGTATGCTGATGTAATAGTTAAAAGATATAGAAGTTTAGGCAAGTCAGATATTATTTTACAAAGAGAAGGCAAGGAATACAAGTGGGAGGATATAAAAGATGAGTTAATCAGTGAGGTATAGAGATGAGTAAAACAGATAATTTTAAAGAAGAACAATTAGTAGTTTTGGAATTATATATAAAACTTGAAATTACTAAGTTTAGTACAAAGAAAAAAGATTTGTATGATGAAATACAAAGAAAAACAAAATATAACAAGAATACTATTATCTCTTGGATTAATAGATATCTTGTTAAGTATAAAGAAATCAGAGCTGAAATAGATGAAAAACAAAATGCAAAGATATGCAACTTTGAGGGCTTGACAGAAAAACAAACTAAATATGTTATATACCGAATGTCTGGAATTGGAAAAGAAGAGGCAAAGGAAAAAGCTGGTTACAGTGAAAAGACAAAAGCAGCAAACATAGAAAGAAGTCCAAAGATTGCTAAAACAATGTTGGAATTAAGAGAGGTCCTATTTCAAGATACAGAACTAGG